AATTTGAAGACCAGGGTATATTTAATACAGTTTTACATGATAAATGGAAACCTTTATCAAACAAATTTGAAAACAGATGTCCAGTGTTAGACCAAATAGATTGGCACTATCACAAAATACATGAAGTAGATGGACACTGGGACAGAAATGAATATGAAGATATGTGTGCTATTCATTTCTTTAGATACTTTACACCATGGATGCCACAGAATAAAAAATGGTACCCCGTGTATAGAGAACACTTAGAAGGGTATGAACAATTATTTTAAAAAGTTTTGGGAGTTTTTGAAAGGACTATTTCTTAGACGAAAACTAACAAAAGTAGACACCTTTAAACCGAAGTGAGAAGGAAATGGTCTATATCGCGTAAGCGTAAAATAAACTGTGCGAATCCTAGAGGTTTCTCACAAAAGCAGTACTGTAAGCGTCAAAAAAGAGGCGGCAAGTACAAAAGGAGATAATCTATGTTAGATTTCTTAGAATGGGTAATCAGATGGATTCAAGTTATTCCATGGCTGGTTATGGGAGCATCCGTTATAGCGGCTCTAACACCTACTCCAATAGATGATGGTATAGTCAAAAAAGTATATAAAGTAATTGACTGGTTTGCTATCAATGTTGGTAAGGCTAAAGATAAATAGCAACAGGGGGTATCGTGGGCTGAAACGCCCACGGTGCAATTAGGGGAGAAAATGGCAGTCAAAAGACGAAGAAAGACCGCTAAAAAACGTCCAGTACCTACAAATCCTACTCTATATGCGAGAGTAAAAGCAGAAGCAAAGAGGAAATTTAAGGTATATCCATCAGCGTACGCTAATGGTTGGTTAGTAAAAACTTACAAAGCCCGAGGCGGAAAGTATCGAATGGGTACTGGCCGTAAAAGGAGGAAGTAATGGCACGAAAACCAAGCGGAGGACTTACCAAGTGGTTTAGAGAGGGGTGGGTAGACATCTCTCGAAAAAGAAAAGGTGGAGGACATCCACCTTGCGGTAGAAAGTCAGCAAGAGGTAGTAAAGCTGGGGGATATCCAAAATGTGTTCCTGCAAGTAAAGCCGCTAGAATGACAAAAGCGCAAAAGCGTTCTGCCGTAACAAGAAAAAGAAGAGCAGGAAATCCAGGTGGTAAGCCTAGAAATGTTGCTACTTTTGCAAAACGAGGTAGAAAGAAAAAAAGGAGGTAATTATGAGCAATGCTCATAAACTCAGACAAAAGTCAGAAATGGCAAATGAACTTAAAGCGATTGAAAAAACAATGGCAGAAGTAATTTTTACTCGAAGAAACAGATTAGAAAAATTAAAAAAACTGAAAGAATATATTACCATGAGGAAATGTACCTTTCGAGATAAGCAATTAAAAAAGCTTATAGGAGAATACAATGGCTAGAACAGGCGGATTCTTAAGCGGACCTACTGGAGTACATAGTACTCAGAAGATTCGTAAACACAGACTCAAGCGAGGAGTCACAAGAGACATGAATGCTGCAGCAGGTACTTTAGTAAATACAAAAGATGCTTACAGTGTTGGTGCAATGAGATATGGAGCAAGACCTAAAGCAATCGGTCCTAGATTTGGCAAGACTGTTAGACCAAAATCAGCAAGATTTGGTAGAGGCGGTGCAGGAAGAATTTTACCAAGAAGAGGTAGATAATGAAAGCAATACTGAGAGGTAATAAAATTATACTCAAAGGTGGACATACTGATGCTGCTTCTGCTATAAATAGTTGCAAGACTATTATGTCACATTGTCAGATGATACTTGACAATATAGATGAAAATGCAGAAATGATGCCCACTTGGTGGACAAATAAATTAGCAGTTTCAGAACACGAAGTAGTACAGGCCGCTAACGCATTAGTTAACGGATTGGATGATGACCATGGCTCTGACAGCGAGTGAGAAATCTAGATTAAAACGAGCAGGACTAACTCGATTAAATAGTCCAAAAAGAACTCCTAATCATAAAACAAAGAAAGCTGTAGTAGCTGTTCGTGTTGGGGGTAAAGTAAAAATAATTAGATTCGGTGCGCAAGGCATGGGTCATAATTATAGTCCAGAAGCAAGAAAAAGTTTCAAAGCAAGACACGCTAAGAATATTCGTAAGGGTAAATCTTCAGCAGCTTACTGGGCAAATAAAGTCTTTTGGGCAGGCAAAGGCGGTTCTAAAAAACGACCACCTAAATCCCAAAAGCATGTTAAAGGAATTAAACGAAGAAGGAGATAAATATGGCGGTACCTACTATAGATGGCAGAAAACTTTGGTTAGAAGAAGGTTTAGTGCATGGTGGTAATTTTTTAGCAAAGATGATTTCGGAAGAAGCAAAAAGACCTCTTTCGAGTGCAGAACTAAAATTTAAACACTTAGCAGCCGCTTATATTTATCTTTACGAGAAAGCAAAAGACGCTGGAGTTTTAAACGAAAGTGATGAAGAATTTATTTTTAACAACGAGACTATACATTGATAAATATTAGTAGATTAGATATTGACTCAGAAAATCTGATGAAATTCGATGATCGTAGATTTATTAAGTTACCTATTGAAGGTTATATGGAGTTGCTGGGTATTAATCCTAATACTAGTCAAACAGCAATAATTAATGCAATAAACAATCCTAAATATCGTTTTATTACTGCCGCTGTTTCTAGAAGACAGGGTAAAACTTATATTGCAAATATTATTGGTCAGTTAATTACTTTAATTCCAGGTGCTAATGTTTTACTTATGTCACCTAACTATTCCTTATCGCAAATTTCTTTTGATTTGCAAAGACAATTAATCAAGCATTTTGATTTGGAGGTATTACGAGATAATGCAAAAGATAAAGTTATTGAACTATCGAATCATAGTACGATTCGTATGGGTTCCGTTAACCAAGTTGATTCGGTCGTGGGTAGGTCTTATGACCTCATCATATTTGACGAGGCCGCTCTCGTTGACGGGCGGGATGCTTTCAATGTTGCGCTCAGGCCCACACTAGACAAGGATAATTCAAAAGCACTCTTTATATCTACGCCAAGGGGTAGAAATAATTGGTTTGCAGAATTTTGGCATCGTGGTTTTTCAGACGAATATCCTGAGTGGGCTTCTATACGAGCAACTTACCACGAGAATCCTAGATTATCAGAATCAGATATAAGTGAAGCAAAGAAAACAATGTCTGAAGCTGAATTTAACCAAGAGTATATGGCTGACTTCAATGTCTTTGAAGGGCAGGTATGGGCATTTAATCACGAAGAATGTGTAGCAGATTTATCTGAACTAGAAACTAGTAGAATGGATATATTTGCAGGAATGGACGTTGGGTACAAAGACCCGACCGCTTTCTGTGTAATCGCATATGATTGGGACACAGAAAAATATTACTTACTAGACGAATATTTAGATTCTGAAAGAACTACAGAACAGCACGCAATGGAAATTCGTAAACTTATTGAAAAGTGGAATATAGATTATATTTACATTGATTCTGCAGCGCAACAAACTCGTTTTGACTTTGCACAGAACTATGATATTACTACTATTAATGCGAAAAAATCAATACTAGATGGTATTGGACAAGTGGCTGGAATTGTAGACAATGATAAACTTATTGTACATCAATCATGTAAAGAATCACTAACAAGTTTAGACCAGTATCAATGGGACCCAAATCCAAATTTATTAAAAGAAAAACCAAAACATAACTATGCCTCTCACATGGCAGATGCCATTCGTTATGCACTCTATTCATTTGAGACAAGCGCCACTACATTTTAATAACCCCTTGAAAAAATAGTTCTTGACATACGCTCAAAATTTTGTTAAAATTCTATTATACAAGTAGGTTTATGACTTTAAAAAGAGATTTAGTTAAATATGTTCGTGACAAAGCCAAGTCGAAATATAAAAAAGAGACGGAATGTTACATTTGCGGAAGTACAGAAAATCTGGACTTTCATCACTTTTACGGACTAACTGAGTTATTAGAATGGTGGATGAATAAAAATAACATCACCATTGAAACCGAGGAAGAAATATTAGCACTTCGTGAACAATTTATAAAGGAAAACGAAGAACAAGTTTACAACCATGCTGTTACACTATGTCATGCACATCATCTTAGATTGCATCAAATATATGGAAAACGCCCAAAATTGGTAACAGCACAAAAACAAGAGAGATGGGTAGGAATACAACGAGATAAATATGGCATGGTATGATTTTTTACTAGGAAGGCAAGAAAAGGATTTTGAAAAAGAAAATCCTGCTCAATATGTCATTTCTAGAGATCAAGGTATCACTATTGATACCCGTGAAAATGTCACGAATTACAGAAATGCTTACGAAACATTAGAAGTCGTAAACCGAGCAGTTAACATGATAGTGGATGACTCTGCGGAAATACCTTTTGATGTAGGCGAAAAAATAGTTGGACTAAATTCTATTAAAAAAGACCTTAGAAGAACTAG